CTTCAAATAGGTTGTTGATATGAAATATACAAAGTTTGTCATTATTTGATTCTCCTCAATAATTGTTGTTGCCAAATGTGTCTGCATTGTGGAACATTGACATCTCTCACGGGGTCGTGATACCATCCACCTCGTCTTGACCAAACATCAATTCCCGTTTGTGCTGACATCGCATCAATATCCGCACGAGAATAAACACGATTGCTTCTATCTATTTGACGGCAGAACTCACGAGAACCGGGTATAATCATTCCACCTGATATTCCTGGTGCAACCGAGTATTTGTAACGGACAACAATTTCGGTTTGTAACTGACTGATTTCATCCAATCCTTTTGTTGTAACCTCAAGACCTTGATTGTATCCCTTGATCAACTTGGCTTCGTTTAATTTTGCAATGGTATCAACCACCACTTGTGGATCAAGTTTGGTGATATTGACGATATCGCCAACTTGCAAACCTTTGTTTTCCTTCAGTACATTCAAGATGGCTGATTCAATCGCAGATGCGAAGTCAAACTTCATCGCTTCAAAGTTCTCCGCTGGTTCACCATACTTCATAAAAACCGCCAAGTCACGCTCATCATCCCATCCAAAAGGATTTTGTGATGACATTGCAACGGTTTCTTTTTGAATCTCTTCAAATCCCAATTCCTTCCGTGCTTCGTTCTGCGTTAATAGTCCAGCAGTAAACAAGGCAACATAATCAACTCCGATTGGTGGTTTGTTAATTGTTTCCAAACGAACTGGAGAGATGAACTCGAATAAGTAAGTGAAAGTATCATCAATCTTTTGTTGTCTTGGTTCGATGTATGACTGTTGGAACATCTCATACGCTTCAATCATCTCGCTACGACCACCCAATTGACCTTCCACACGCACTCCAAACAACATCGGTGAGTTTACCTTGTGTGCAACAAATATCTCTTGTTGTACGGTCTTATTTAGCAAATCAAATTGCTTGTCAAAGTCCGATGGTTGCAAGTTGGAAATGACCGACTCTTTCTCTTGTGGATCGTTGTATTGGATGATAAGTCCACCAGCATTGTCCGTGCCTTGATAATTCTCTTTGAATCGCCTTGCAGTTGCACGAGCTTCTTCAGGTGTTGGGATTCCCTTGAATAACTGGATATGCGTTTGTGCGGTGAATCCGTTTTTGATTGAGTTCAAATAGTAATTTGAAATCTCGGTGTCAACTTCAATGTACTTCAACGCACCGATGTAATCAGGCAAAGGATATTCTCCTTGACCAGGTCGGTAGAATTGGCAATAATAAAGTGACTTTGATTCCCGTGTGGTTGTGTTGAATGGCTGATAGTGAACTTGCTCCGCTTTGCGGTCAGTCCAATCCTCGCAATACACATAATCACCTTCAAGTCCTTTGCGGATATTCTTGAAAGGGATGTGGTAAATCTCAGCAATTGCCGTCTTCGCTTTGTTCCAAATTATCTCCAAGCAATAACCATTGAACAACTCAAGGTCATAAGCAATCTTGTTTTTAACTTGTGCAAGTGTTTCGTAAGCGTTAACCGCTTGAATCTTTGCTTCGGCTTTTGCGATGTCAACGGTGTTTTGTCCGATTACCTTTGTCCCAACTCCAGCAACATACGATGCTTTGGATGAAACGATGGCATTGTGCTTGGGTGACTTATTGAATAACTCAATTAAAAAATCGGGATACAAGTTGTCAGCACCAAAAGTCACATATCCTTTCGCCTTGTTTTCCTTGAAAACGGGAAGGACATTGTCGTGAAAGTTGATTCTTTGGAAGATCATTGAAAGTAAATAGCAACTTAAAGTGATTGCAACATACTAATCAAATCGGGGTGGGGATAAACATCAATTTTGTCTGCACGAACTGAGTTGTGAGTGAACACTCCGTTCTTGCCTGACAATGCTCTTTTTGTCACCGACCAAATATCCTCGTGATAAGTTAGGTCAATGCCGTATTTGTCACGCCACAACAACAACAATTCTTTGACTGATGCGATTTGCTCTTTTGTGTAGTTCTCAAAATAGGTAAATCCCTTGTATGGCTGATCAAGTTTGCAAACATCTTTGACTTGACCACCCACATAGTTGATAAACTTGCCGTTCTTTTCTACCAAATAACCCCAATTGCAAATCTCAATGCCGATGGATGTCTTGTCAAGTTTGATGAACGGCAATCCTTTGAAGTGAGCAGATTTCAAACCTAAGTGATACGCCCAATGTTTAGACGAAAACCCTTGCACTATTGTTCCATCGTTGCTGATGCTCACGCAAGTTGCTACATTGACCGGATCGGATGCCCAATACTGAAAGGTTGCAACTCCGTCACCACCTCCAGCAGTATGATGCAAGTAGATTTGTGACTTCGGACATTCCTCTTTATAATATCCGTTGAATGCAATTTGTTTAATCTTCATCGGTGAAGAAGTTTGTGATGAACTTTCCAACTCCACCAGCGATGCCGATAATCAACATCAACTTGGGATGGTCAAGGTTCAAACTGGCAACAAACAATGATGCACCGGCAATGGAATCACCAAGCACTCGGAATCGTTTCGGTGTAGGTTCAAAATAACCTTTTATCCTTGTCCTCTTTTTGGTTTGCACGACTTGTGTTTGTTGATGTGCTTGGTATGTCTACGGAGCTTATTCTTTGGCTTTGCTCTGAATGTGCTGATATTATTTGCCTTTGCCATCTATCGCATCAATTTTCTTTGCGTAGTAACGAATCGCAAACAACCCCGAAACAATACCAACAAGAGCCAACACAAGTGCAAACAAAGGTTGCCAAGTATTCGCAAAATGCAGAACTGCCGAACTGCCTGAAATAGCCGTTGCAATCGCTGCCGTAGTATCATTGTCAAAGTGTTTCATTCGTTGGGATTACACAATAAGGTGAATCGGGGAACTTGGCACAAAAGGTCTTGAGATACAAACTTTCATCACCGCTGAATGTATGCACTCCACAAGGATTTGGATAAACCGCAAACGGCTCAAACTCCACGGGTACTTCTGCATAGAATAGAATATCCACCGCCCATTTGTCGGACTGCTTTGTGCAAACGGGTTTGTCATCCACTTGCCCCCACTCTAAACAAATAAATCCCAATTCAACAACTGCACAATTAACCCAACTTTGGACTTTTGACCCATCGGGTGTGGTTGTAGTTGTTTCTATTAACTTGCGAAGGGTTGCCCATTGTGTAGGGGTGAACTCAAATTTAGCGAAGGTTTTCATAATCTGCCTAAAAATTGTACATTGGTTGGTAGTGTATTGAGTTGGCGCATATATCGTAATTTCTTAATTGTAACGCCCATAATTTCTCTGGCTTGTTCTTGGCAATAATTAACGCCATCAATTAAATAGAATACATTGCGTGATGTGTTACGGCTTTGCTCGGTGTTGGTTGCCCATCTGCAATTTGCTTTGCAATAATTCGCATTATTATTGATGCGGTCTAATGACATATTTTCGGGGCGATGTCCCATATCCTCCAAAAACAATTCAAAAGATTCCCAACGCTTATCGTATGTGATGCCTTTATTGTAATAACTATTCGCCCTATTTGTTGTAGGGGTGTTGCATCTCTCCTTCATTTTGCACCAACTTTTGTATGTTGGGGTTTTTGCTAATCCGTGTGATTTCATATTATAACGAAGTTAGCGAAGCCAATTCAGAATTTGACAACCTTGTTGAAAATAGAATCGCTTCGTTTATCGAGCCGTCCAAATGTTGTGAACCGCTCTGATACATTCCTAAATTTAATGAATCTAAGGAAGCCGATGCAAACGCCCCACTTGTATCGACTGCGATTTGTGTTCCATTCAAATAAAATGCGTAATCGTTTGCATTATACGCAATCGCAAATTTATACCTTCCCGCAATTTGTGCTGAACTTGTAGAATTAAAAACAAGTGTACCTACTGAATTAACAACCACTACTTCAAAAGTATTGTTTGAATTAATTTCTAAATACATTCCTGCCGAACCGCTACCCAATAATCGAATGGGCGTTGTGTCGCTTGTATTAGTTGTTGCGATGTAGTTAAAATCACAAAAAACTACTCCTTGCGTCTGCCCAATCAACGAACTTATTCCCGTCTTAAAACAAGCATCCGCCACCCTTGTGGCACTTGCTGAGGTTGTTGGGATGTAGGATGTGGGGTATGATGATGCTTCGATTTGCATTCCCCATAAAAACAAAGATTTGCCCGTGCCAACATATGATGGTAACGCAGCCACAAAACTTGAAGGAGTGCCACTATTTGAACCCGCTACAACCGAAGCAACAGAACCGCCAGTATGGTCGCAAGTTAAATTTAATCTATACCACTGATTACCTACATTTTCTATTGAGTAAGTCGCATTTGGCGTTCCAACTTGTTCGGTGTCGGTGATTGTACCATTTATTAAATCTACAACGATTGTAAATCTTGTATCGTAAGTACCTCCAATAGATGTCGCTAATTGAATCGCCCCAAATTGTATGTCGTTATTTTTTACATATACGGATGTGGTTACTCTTGATGCGGTAATGCTTAATGCATTTGGATAAACAATGTGAAAATTATTTACTCCATCATCGGTCAATTTATCCGCATTCTGCGTTCCATCGGGTGATGTTGTTTGATTGGTTGTAATGGTGACGTTTTCTTTTGAATAAACCGCATTGCTAAAATCTTCTGAATAAGTATTGATATTCGTACTTTGCTTCTCCAACAACAAACTCGGACACCCGCCCCCGCCATTTTGATAAGTTAATCTTGGTACATTTAAGCGGTCGGTAGTGGGGAAATAGGGTTTGGCGGTTGAGCCGATGTTGGTTTGAGAAAAACAAATGTAAATGTCCAATGCGTTTGTGCCGTCGCTACCCAATTCAATTGCTAAATTACCACCACTTGCAGTAAGTGTGAATGTAAATCTTTGCCATTCAGTTGTGACGGTTTGCAAACTTCCGCCACCTTGTTGTGCGTCAGTTAATTTAAATTGTTGCGTTCCACTACTACATTTGGCATAAATTGAATGTGTATAAACTTGACCAATAGTCGAAGAAACTGTTTGATATCCATATTTATAGGACCCCGAAGTTGCTTGATATCTAAATGCATTTGATGTGCCATTAATATCAGTTATACCGCTTGTCAATGTAGTTCCTCCAACAAATGCCCACGGGCTTACATTAAAAGCGCTACTTTGTTCTAAAAAATTCCACGGGCAAACCTCCACCAACCCCGCACTATTTATTCGGGTTCCGTTGGATGCACGGGTGAATGATAAATCACCCGCACCCGTTTCGGGTATTACAGAATAGACCACATCTTCCTTGTAGCCACTCGGAATCATAATTAAACTTGCTTGTTCTAATAAAGTACTCATACCCTTAATGCGTTTAATTTAATTTCTAAACATTCAATCCCTTCGTAATATCCACCATCTGCCGTGACACGGGCAATATACCCCAATACAATCTCATCCGCCAATGGCGAATAAAACGGGCGTACACCAACAAATGGGCCTTGGTTAAACATTGTACAATATAATCGTACCGCTTGACAAGGTGATTGATGAAATATAAGTTCCATCGGGAACACAAACGAAACCACCTTGACGGATCGTTACACTTGTTAATCCTAATGTTGTCATCAATGATGCACTTGCCTGGTCTAAACAAGCCGAAACCACGCAGTCACTATTGAC